TGTGTCTCGAATAATATTATTAAAGGTCCCTGCGGACTTGGGTCAATAGTTCGTTAACATATGCCAGAAAATAAATTAGAAGAGATATTCGGTAAAAAAGTTGAAGACAAACAACAAGTTCCACCGTTAGATCCTAAGATCGAGGAACAGAAAAAAATCGAAGCTCAGAAGCAAAAAGATCAAGAACACCTTGCTAATCTGAAAAAGGCCATTGCTGAAGCTGACACTATTCTTAAAACAAAAAGACAGCAGGCAAAAGACCCGAACTATGTTCCGCCAGCAGAGGAACTTCCTGAAATTGATCGAAAAGATCCAGGTGCAAAAGCTTGGATGAAAGAGATCAAGGACAGTGTAGACCCTCTAACGAAAGAACTAGAAAAAGAAAAGCAGGAAATAAGATCATTTGCTATCAAGCAGTTCTTGCAGGATAAGCCAAATCTGGTTCAAAATCCAGAAAAGCTAAAACAGGTCATAGAAACCTACGACAGAATCAAGGTTGCAACCGAGAGGACAGTCGAAGGAGTCTTGATCGATTTAGATAAAGCTTATGCAGCTGAGAACCACGAAGAGCTTTTAACGATGGCTAATCAGAGAATTTCTTCCAGAGCGAAAGCCGAGGAAAGATCTTCAGATATAGCAGTTGACAGAGGTTCTACATCGTATCCTACGCAACGAGACACTAACCCAAAACTACCAGAAGATGCAGTTGCACAACTGGCAAAATGGGGAATGACCGAAGCGCAGTACTGGGAACTCAAAAAGAAGTATCCCAACAAATAAAACGGTGTTAAAGGTCGGAAGACGAGTAAACGGACAAACATATGGGACAAATATTATACGGAGCACAATTAGTTCAACCAACCCAAAACGGAGTTAACATGCGATATGACTACTTAGGAGCAGATTCCGAAGTATTCGCTGTAGGCGACGTAGTTACAGTCAATGGAGATAGCGCAGGACAATTAGCAGTAATCGACGCTGCAACCGAGGCAGTTGCTGGAGTTGCAGCGAAAGTTGCTACTATGCCTGCCACCAACGATGCAACTTACGAACCCTTTATTCCTGCTGAACTTGATCAAGTTTGGCTTATGGGAACTAATTCAGATTTGACTGACAATGAAACAGATGGAGGAACATTCTATGGTTTGACTGGCTCAACTGGAGCTATGCAGGTTAACGTAAGCGGAGGTGTAACAACCACCACTTCACGCCAAGTCATGATAGTCAAAGTTGACCCATTCGGCATTGGAGGTTCAGGATCTGGCTCAGGGCTCAGACAGGTTTATGTGAAGTTCGTACGTATTACCCAATTCGCAGGAGCATTCAACTAAGTTTAAAATTATATGGCAGATTTACAACAACTTTTCGACTTAGCTGATCCTAGAATTAGGCAGATATGGGACGAAAAGCAAACTCAGCTTTCTACACGCCTTGAATACAACATGCTTGGATTGAAGGACTATGAAGCTGAAATCTTGAACCCACAGTTCGAGAACTTCACTGGATTAGGTATTGCTAGTGCAACTGGGGAAAAGGAACCATACAGCCGAGAAGATTTGGTAGCTGGTGTCAATACAACTATTACACCTACAAAGTTTACCAAAGCTATCGACATTACCGAGGAAATGTTACGCTTCAACCTCTGGCCAAAAATCAACAATTTGACCGCAGGTGTAGCTAATGCTTTGAACGCCAGAATAAATACTGACGCTGCAAAGATCCACTACCTTGGTTTTGGTACAACTTTCTCAACTTTGGGGAATGGAGATGCCTTATACGCAACTCACACTCTCAAGGACAGTTCAACACAAGGCAATAACGGAACTCTCGTATTATCATATGACAACCTGAAAACGACTATACAGAACATGGACAGATTCCGAGACGACAAGAACATCCAACTTCTTCCTTGCAGCTCTCTAAGGCTTATCGTAGCCAGAGAGAAAAAGGAAAGAGCAGAAGAAGTTCTTCGCTCAATCGGAAACCCAGATTCAGCTAACAGGATCAATAACGTCTTTGCAAATGGCAAAGGATTCATTGATCTAGTAGTTGCAAACTGGGTACCTGTTACGACTTATAGCACGTATTGGTGGGTTATTGATTTAGAGAGAGCCGAACAGATGGCCAAAATGGTATGGGGATGGAGACCAAAGTTCGATGACGACAAAGTTATCAACAATGGTACCAAAGTCTATACCGGTTCAGTTCATTTCAAGCCTGGTTTCCAAGCTTGGCAATGGGCATACGGACAAGCAGCCACTTCATAATGGCTAAAGTTTCTAGGTTCTTTAAGAAAAACCTAGCTCGACAATATTCTTTCCTTTTATCGCCAAGGAAGAATCAATGAGAAATGCGATATCAAATCTTAAAAGTAAGAAAAGGTCATTCTACGAAATCTGAGAGAATCTTCATGGAGATTCTTAAGGAATTGCATATTCCATTCAGATACAAGATCAAAATTAAAGGTCGAGAAATTGATTTTCTGATCGGAAATATAGCAATCGAAATAGATTCACATTTACAGGATTCATCTAAAAATTGGATGCTGATAAATGAAGGATACCGTCCTATACATTTTCATAGTTGGGAGGTAACATCGAATCAGATTCGAGAATGGCTTAAGCGAATATGGCAGGTACAAGTTTATCAGCCCCGCATCCAACAATAGCTAATCTGTTTCCTTTGGTTACAGATAGCCTTAGCAGTCCAGCTAATTTGATTCTGTTTGCATACTGTACTGGAACCCCAGATACTACTACAAACGTTTATCAGCACGCTGCTATCATGATCCAAACTGATTCAGGAACTGGAACCAACGGTATTTATCAAAATACGGGTTCAGCAGCCTCTCCTGTTTGGTCAAAATTGGACACGGGAACGGCATTTCAATTGCCAACAGCTTCAACCGATGCTGCAACGACAACTACCACTTCATTCGATTTGACAATGTCTGCTATTACTACTGGTAATGCATTGAAAATTACGGCTAATGCAATTACTACAGGAGTAGCAGCTTCGATTGTTCACACCACTTCAGTTATTGCTGATGGAGGTTCGTTAGTTAGAATCTCTTCAACATCAGTAGACACCGGCGGTGCAACTCATGGG